ATATTTTGATAGCATTGAAGCAGTATCACTAATATTTACTTTTAAATTTATTCTATTGCTTAATGAAGATGTATCAGAACTTCTTAAATATTTAGATAACATTGAAGTAGTATCAGATTTTCTTAAATACTTATTCAACATTGAAGATGTATCACTAATATTTACTTTTTGATCTATCCTATTTGAAAGTGAAGTAGTATCACCCCCACCAATCTGTGACCATGCTAAAGTTTTAGGATTGTACTGATAGAATACTCCGTTACATGAATCAAAGGCAATAGCTGCCTTTTTAATTAAATTACTTTTAAGCGTAGGAGTTCCACAGACAGTAGGAATACTCAAAGTAGAATCCATGTTGAATCTTGGGCCTGAATAACCATACTGAGGCATTGACTGATAAACTTGTCCTTTTACTGAAAAGACAAAAAATGACAATATTAATACTGTCAAAATTCTAAACTGGCATATTACACGCATCATAATCTGAAACTATATTTATGTTTAATGTTAAAGTTACCCCTGATAGATATTCTTCGAATTTCTCTGATATCGCGTCCCAACCGATTGACTCACCAATAGTCCACGCATTACTTTGTTTTCTTAAACTGCTTACAATATCAGCAGCGATAGAATGTTGGTCAGATGTTACCTCTGTTTCAAATTCACCCTCAACCCCTGACTTATCCAAAAACCAAAAAGTAATAGTATAAACTTGCTCCCTACCTGTGTTAAAAATTCCATTGTTTATTGAAAACAAAGCACAAGGGAAAACTGGCTGATTATCCCAATTTATCCATTCTATTGGACTTGCAAACTTTACTGTATTTATCATTGCATGACTTTCCAGTAGGTTTGTTATTGTTGTTGTTAGCTGTTTGTAAGTCATTAAACTTTTCTTTTACTTTTTGTAGATACTCTTTTTTGTATCCTTTACTCATAATTAAATATATAAGAATGAAAATAATTCACCTGCAATAGTTAAATCTCCAGTAGGTAAAGTAACAACTCCATTAACTATCTGTAATTTACCTGTGTCGTTTGTAGTAGTTGAAACAACAATTTTTTGAAGTCCTGACCTAAAAGCAGATAATACATTTTTATTTATTAAAGCATTTACAGTAAATGAAGTTTCATTTCCTGAAGCAGTATAATTAACACTTTTTATTACATTCATATTGCCTGAACTTACCACCTGATTAAGCCAACTTCTATTCCCTTGCTTATCACCTCCTAAATAAATAGGACAAGTATAAGATTTGCTTGAAGGAAAAATTACATCTAAACCCATTCCATAGTTTAAATATTCTCCATATAAAGTGTAGTTTTCTTGCAGATACTTAATCATTCTACTTGAATAAAATTCAGCCATTGACTTGTATTTATTCTCAATAAGTTCTAAATCTGCTCTGCTTGGTGTAACTGAATCCTCTGAAGTTTTCTGTAAAAATCCCTTACTAAATAACTGATAACCCATTGACATTGGTAACATGCTCATAGTGTACCAAATCAAAGTATCAGTAATATAATCATCTATTAAAGTAACTTCATAAGCATTAAGATTATTTGCTACTATTCCTTCTTGTAATCTTTTATAAAGCGTACTTCCTAAAATTGGCTGAATAAACATATCACCTGCAACCTTAACCATTGGGAAAATCTGTTTCCCATCAATATTATTAGAAGCACCTGTCCTTTCTTTAAAAGTTTGTTCAGTTATAAATAGAATATTTTTACTCATTATGCTTTTCTTTTAACTATGTTAACCATCCAAATGTGACGGCAATAAGGTCTGTGTTCACCGTCAGGTTGTGTAAACCAACCACCTCTTCTATCCCAAACTGAATAACCTAATCTCTCGCTTATTTTCTCAATATCCTGTCTTGAATAAAACTTATCTAACTGTAATAACTTTGCACAAAATGGACGGTTTCTGCTATCCTGTGGACCTTCGTAAGAATATCTTACAAGAATGTCAGTAACCTTACTATCTTTTCCAGGTAGTTCAGATACAGTTTGATTAGGAATCCTTTCAATTTGTACATCAGTTCCGACTATTGTTTTTTTTTCAGAAATTATCTTCCTATCTAACAACTTAGATATAACATCTTCTACATCGTTTTTAGAACGATTTAAGGTCTTTGCGATTACCTCAGGTGTACTTAGTCCGTCTTTAGTGATTAAAGTCAATACATCGGCTTCTAATTGCGTTAGAGGACTATCTGCAAACTCCTGATAATCTCTAAATGACTTAGTTTCTAATATTTCATAATTTGACCTACCTTCGCCAACTAAACTAAATTCCTGTAATAGTAACTCATCTCTATCCATACTGAATTTAGAAATTTCATCTTCAGTTAAAGGATCATTGTCAACACCTAAGAAAGTATCTACATCTGAATCAGTAAACCCAAATCCGTTTTTCAACATCAAAGAAGCTTGTTGTTTAGTTAGCTTTCCGTTTCCAAACTGCCTAACTATTCTCATTACATTCTGATACTGCCTTCCGGATAGATTCTTTAAAGATTCGTTCATTGGAACTGGCTGAACTTCGGAAGGTTTCACTATCTTTTCAGTTTCAGGATTCACAACTACAACCTGACCGTCTGAAGTAACCTGTCCTGCCTGTAATGGTTCTTTACCCATTAATTCGCGAATCTCATTTTGAGTAAGATTAGCAGCGATGATATTTTCAGTAAATTCAAACTTCAAAGGTTCAACAGGGATAATATTAAAATCACCTTGCTCTCCTTTTAGATTCCTGAACTTAGTGAAAATAGATTCCATTTCGGACTGCCTTTCCTGAACATAGGTATTATTGAAAATCTCGTAAGCGTCCCTGATTTCATTTCTACTACCTAATTGTCCCTCTGTTTTAATACCAAATAAGGATGGACTTGTTATCTGATGTGAGGCAAAGATTTCTTGCTGAACGAGGTTATTCACATTCGTGAAATCCTCCTTTGTTAACATTGTCGTTCCCAAGTCCAAAATATCTGCTGCATTATCTTTGCTCTTATTGAACATGATAACCACTCTATTGCCTGAATCACCGGTAAACTTCTTTAGTAATCCCCTTTCAACTTCACCCTTATTTTCTTCTCCAATAGGATCACCATTATTTAAATTTATAAGTTTAGAAGCAACCCATTGCTTTTTAGCATTACCTAATATATGTCTTGAAATCTCAATATCCGATTCGATGTAATTTAACCCCTGAAAATAAGAAGGCAAAGGATAAACATCTGAAGTAGGATTATATTCTTTATAGTAAAATACTTGACTGCCAACAGGATTGTTAACATTAAAAGCGTCATATTCACGAACCTTTTCTTTAAAGTCAGACCAGTTGTCTTTAACGAAAAACTTAGTTAAATCTTTGCTTACCCTTACTTTATGAAACTCTAAGTGATAAACCTCACTTACTTGCTTCATTCTATTCCATATAACTTGCAAATAAAACCCTCTGTAAAGCTCATCATCCTTAATACACTTCTTCATTACATCGTTCCAAGTATCCTTACCATTGGCTGAACCTGGTACTTCAAAGCCCTTCCCATAGATATAATTGCATTTGCCCTTTATAATTGCACCATGTTTTGGTGATTCATTATAAAGACCTAACAAGTATTCGGGATAATTATTTAATTCTCCAAATTCTACATAACCCTTAGATTTCTTTTCTATAAATCTTGGTTGTTGTGCTTGGTCAAATTGAAGAACAATATGTTTGTAGTTATCCATTATAAGTGATAAATGTGTTTGATTGTTCGTTATATGTTGTAGGTTCAAATGTTATAGCTGAATTTAGATACATATACCCATCTTCAACCTGATTCAAACCTGTTGGATCAGTATTAGTAGAACTTGACTGCTCATAGATTTGATAAGTCCACATTCCAGTTTCGCTGTTCGCGAACTTACTATCTACATTCAAACTGAAAGTGTCAAATCTCAAAGTAGTACTTATATTAGTTGCTACAAATTTAACAACTTCCTGCGTAACTCTATTAGTAAAAATAAATAAAAAATACGGATTTGTAAGGAGAGCAGATTCGCTTCCTGTGAAATAAATATTTTTCGTTTCGCCTTTAGTTAGTACAATCATAGTTACTAAAAAACCTCCGACTTTTTAATCGGTCGGAGGTCTTATTATTATTTGTTATTTATTAACCTGCTACTTCTAAGTTAGCTGCTACTGAAGAACTAACTACTAAGAAATCATCAATCTCCATAGATGAGAATTTCAACTCAGCACCGTTTCTGTCGCCGGGAGCAGTTCCACTTGAGTTTGTAGTAGAATCCATGTAAAGACCGTAACCCTTACCATACATACGGTAAACTCCATCCATTTCAAGAGTAACAAAAGTTAATCTGTTCTTAGCAAGAGTAGTGATTATATTTCTTACTGTTGCAGTTCTTGAATTGATAGGGAAAGTCATTTCGTGAGTATAGAAAACAGTTCCATTCTCATTACTTCCAGTCATGTTTGTAGAAGCTACAGCAGTTCCACGAGGAACTTCAAACTTATAGAAACGAGTTCCTGTTGCCTTAGTCATAGCAGTTACAGTTCCTGAAGATTCAGTTACTCTGCTATTGCCTGAAGCGTCATATAAATTAGCGTTTGATATTAACCAAATCGCTTGGATACCTCCGATGTTCTCACGACAATCGATAGTATATCCTGATGTTATTGCACAAGCCATGTTATTTTAGTTTTAAAAAAAGGTGGTGTTTTTTACACCACCCTTTTAATTTAAAGATTATTATTTAATTAGATAGCTGCGATGAACTTCACACACTCTGAAGTGTAAGCTACATCCACACCAACCTTAAATTCTGCACGGAATCTAACATCATTGTTATCTTCGCTGTACCATAATTTGTAGTTAGTTTCTTCAGCTTCCAAATCAACTCCGATAGCCATGTTTGATAAACTGATAGCGAAAGCATCTCCTGTTCCGTTCAAACCATTTACAGGTTCAACTTTTACATTAGTACCAGGTAAGATGAATCCTTCAAAGTTAGCATCTTGTGGATTGTAAGAGAACATATTTAATGCTCTGTAAGCCAACACTAACAATCTGAACCAATCGTAACCTACGAAGATTCTTACATCTCCTTTAGCCATAACTTCAGCAGGAATAGCTTTGTAGATACCTTCAGTACAAGCTATTACATTTGAAGCAGTTACAGTTGATATTGCAGAACCACTTACTCCTGTGAATCCTGATACATTCGCATCTACTGGAGAACCTGCAACAATCAATTTAGAAAGTCCGTTAAACTTATTCAAGTTAGCAGTACCACTACCTGAATCTCCCTGCCATATTGCAGTTTCAAGTTGTGCAGCTATACGAGCATTTTTCTTTGCAAGATAAGCAGCAGCAAAGTCAGCACTTCCGAAATCTTCGTAAGTAGAACCTGCTCTTAAAGCTTCCATTGTGTAGTATGCTTCCAAATCTTTAGGACATATCTTTTCTTCTACCTTAATCTTACCAGGAGTAAGAGTTCTTTGAGAGAAAGAAGTTGTACCTGAAGCATCAAAAGAACATGATTGAGTAGCAAATACTGCATCAGTATCCATCAAAGGAATTGCAGTTGGTCCTTTAACACCAGTCAAAACTATACCATTATCCATGATAAGTTTTTGAGTTTTTGCTCCGATTACTGCCGAAGTCAACAAAGGCTGAACAAGTTGTTTAGTATATGAACTTAAGCCTGTAAATGATAAAGCCATTTTATTTAATTTTTATTTGTTAATTAATTAGCTGAATAGAACAGAATAGTTCTTTTCAGGTGTTTCTTGTTTAAAATTGTTTGTTGTTTTTACTATTGGATCAGCAACACCGGTAGGAGTTTCTGCAAGAGTTTGAGTTAAGTTCAAAAGTCCTTCAATGACCTTTGTAGCTTTTTGTAGTTTAGCTTCGTACTCAGCAAATTTAGCTTCATAAGACGCAAACTTTTCGTTAGTAGCTGATTCAAAAGCAGAGAATTTTGCAGTCATATCTTCAGCCATTGGAGGTTCTTCAGTAACAACTTCAGCTGGAGTGATAGCAGTAATTGCTCCGTTATCGCCAACTGTGATAGTAGTTCCATCTTCTAATTTGTGGTCTCCGATAGGAGCAGGAACTCCAGCAATAGTTACAATACCGCCAACAAGTAATTCTGTGATTTCAACTTCTGTACCATCTACCAATTTGTAAGTAGATAAAGCAACTGGAGTATTCTCAACAGTTACATCGTTATTAACTAACTCATTAAAAGTTAGCTTCAATTTTTCTATGATTTCTTTTGGTGTCATACTATATAATATATGTTTGGTTAAATAATTACATTTAAAAGTTCAGAGATTTTTTTAAGTGCTTGTTCTTCAGCAGATAATGACTTTGTAGGTTCATCATAATCAAACATTCCCTCAACTGAAAAACCTTTTAAAAATCCTTGCTTTATATTATTCCATACTTCAGGATTCTCAACATAAAAACTACCAAACCAACTTCCGTCAGCAATATCTTCAAATCCCTGCATTGGCATAATCCCTCTTTTTTTATCTACTATAAAAGATTCAAACATAGTACAATCTTCAATGGTCATGTTAGGATCGTGCATTAAATTAACATGGTTCTGATATTTCTTTTTAGCAAATTTGATGGCTATTTGTCTGATAGTATCAGCTGAAAAAGTAACATAATGCTCCCCAAACTTTTCGTTATTTCTGTAGATAGGCATATTTGCCACCATTAATGGACCGGATATAATATGTTCATCTTCGCTAACTATCTGAAATGCTTGATAGAATTTAACTCCAATGCTTCCCAATTCTTTAATAACATCAGGATTATTGTCATGGTGTTTAGCTATTCCCAATTCTTTAATCTTTTCAATCTTTGCCTTATTGCTACCAGTAGCATAAACTCTATTCTCCGGTATTCCTAATTCATTAGCAACTATTAACATCCCTTCTTTGTCTTGTCTTGCAGATATGATATAAACTATATCTCCATTAGAAATCAATCTTTTAGCAAGTGTTTTGCCTCTATCAGTTGACAAAGTATCATCATAATCAATGCTTACTTTAACCCCTGCGAAATGCTCATCCCATAAACTATTACATATTGCAACTGCCTGCTCGGATGACTTACCCTCATCAATTACATACTTTATACATCTTGGTAAAAATTCATCTTTATGTTCTCCTTTAGATGGATTGATAAATTCTTCTTTAAATACAAGGAAATCTTTTTGTATGGCAGGAGAATCTACTATTGCGATATAATTTACTTCTGAATCATCGTTCAGATTTTCGCTTATTTTTAATTCGTAAACTGGAAGTTTCATATTATATAATATAGTTTTTTTGTGTTAGTTACTTATTGGATTCTTGCTGCCCTATTTAATCTCTCAATCCTTTCCTGATTTCCTGATACATCTGACTCCAAAACAAACGCTTGAACAGCTGCATTTCCTGTAGCATTAATCTGTGCCTGTTGCAATGCTGTACCTCCCATTTGTGCACCTATAGGAGCAGCAGTACTTGAAAGTCCTGAAGGTACAGAACCACCACCACCACCAGGAACTTTTACTTTTGCTATCTCTCTTACATTTTTAATACCTAATCCAATAGTAGCTGCTACTGAAGCAATTCTCGCTACTTGTGCGGCAGGTCCAAATACAGAATAGTCTGCTTTTAATGCTTTATTCGCCGCTACATAAGTATCCATTGTGGCTGCTGCTATTGCTAAAGCTTTTCCTGCTACTGTTTCTTTTCCTACTATAGTTGAAAATTGAGTTATAATTCCTGAACTTTTTTCAAGTAATTGAAATTGATTGTTAAATTTTTCTTGTTCTATTTTTTTCTTTGCTTCAGCAGTTTCTTTTGCTAACTGAGTTTGTTGGCTATCATAGTTTTTATTTATACCTAAAACAGCTGCGTTATATTCCTCTGCATTTATTAATCCCTTAGCATAAAATTCTGCTTGTTTATCAATTTCTGCCTGTCTTGCTAAATCTATTTGATATTGCTTTTTATAATTTTCATCAGTAATAGCAGCAAGTACTGCGTCCCCTTTAGCTTTTTCTATCTCCTTAGCTTTTTCTACATCTGTTTTTAGTTTCTTATCAGATATATCTTTTTCTAATTTTTCTAAATCTAAAGAATACTTATCTTTTAATACATTTAATTCATCCTGCTTTAATTTCTCATTACCCTTACTTTGTTCTATTTCTTTTTTCTTATTCTCATAATCTCGCTTTAATTTAGCCTTTGCCCTTTCATCTTCATCTTTTATTTTCAAAAGTTCAACTTCATCATTTAATTGCTTAGTTTCTTGATTTAATTTATCGTTAGCTTCTTTGAGAGCAGCTCTTTGTTTTTCTGCATTATCATTTATTTTTTGTAATGATTTCTGATTGGCTGTAGTTTGTTCTTGTGCTACTTCTACATTATGCCTCATTTGAATATCCTTTCTCTCATCATAAGCAGATTGAATATTTTTAGTTTGATTATTTACTTGTTCAACAGATTTTTTAACATTATCGAATTGCTTTTTAATCAAATCATCATCTGCGTCTGCTGCTCTTAATGAAGCTAATTTATTTTTTTCCTTTTCATATGTACTATAAGCAGTTGCCCTTGCTGATTTTTCAAATGCTATCTTTTCATCTATCAATTTTAGTTCCAATGCTCTAATAGCAGCCGTACTTGCTCCAGTAGCTTTTGCAAGGTCTAATTTATACTTCTGTGCTTTATTAAATTGCTCATTATTCCTTTCTAATGTTTTAGCTTCCCTATCCAATGCCTTTGTACTTTCTTCAACAGATTTTGCCTGTTGTTTAGCTGCTGCTGCATTTGACATAAAGTATTTAGTAAGTGCAACTATACCTGCAATTAATAAAGTAATAGCTGCTATTATTGCTCCTATTGGATTTGCGTCCATTGCTGCGTTCCATAACCATTGAGCAGTAGTAATAGCTTTCTGAATTATAGGCAATTCTTTTAATTTTGTACCTAAATTTTTAAAAGCGTCTATTGATTCTGTAACTGCACTCAATCCCTGAGCAAGTGCCATTGCAGATTGAACCTTTAACAAAGCCTTTTCTACATCTTGACTTTCACTCCCCATTAATGCCATTGCTCCCTGTACTGCTGCGAATCCACCTGCTACTCCTGATAATGCTGAACTAAATGCCTGAAATTTTTTGTCAGGATTAAAAGCATCTGTTAACGCTTTTGCATCTCCTATCCTGTCTTTAAGTGCTGCTGCTTTCTTTGCTGCTTCTGCTGCCTGCATGGATGTTTCACCAAACTTATCAGACATAGCTGAAACTTCTGCCTGTGCTTCCCTTAATTGTTGTTTTAAACTTTTAACACTTCCCTCTGCTGCTGATGAGTTTAATGTAAATTCTGCTGCTATTACTGTTTTTGCCATGTCTTAATATTGTGTGTAAATAACTCTTAATAATTCAACTGTACAGATATCTCCTGCACTATAATCAACTATCCTTTGTAATCTATATAAAACTCCATCAAAGAAAATAAACCTTCCGAAATCAAGATTATAAATATCCTGTTCAGTTAGTTTAATCTTTGCAGTTACTAACCTGGAATCCTTATCGGTAATTTCAGCCATGTAACTTGAATAATAAGTGTTAAACAAATTATTCTGCAAAGCACCTGCAACCAATGTAAAATATAATTCTTTAGTTGATCCAAAGTTTAAGTCAGCAGCAGGAGCATCAGGATTGTCTAAATGACCTGCATAACCATAAGTTGTTCCACTTGCTAAAGTAGTTCCACTATCTAAAATATTCCAACTGGTAACACCTGAAACCTCTTTACATTGCATGATTCTAATATTAGAAGTAATAGATTCCTCATTTGTTCCTGCTGTTTTACCGTCCCACTTCATAATAGTAGGCACTACTTTACTTTCACCTATGTAACCAATTAACGGAGTCGCTGAAAATATAACTTCAGTTGTAGAAGAATCCTTTGCAAATTCAAGTCCTGTTTATACTGATCCTGAATATACATACAATACTTTTAATTCTAATATTGATTCATTTAATTTTGGTGTAAATGTTCAACAACAAATTACATTAAATACAAATGATACTATTCAAATGTATTTTTTCACAGATAAAACATTAACATTTAGTTATAAAGATGTACAAGGATCAACATCTGTAACAATTAATTCTACAGTTCCTACTTTATTGGATTTAGTTTTGATTGATACTGTTCAAATGAATGATGTTATTCCTACAAACATATTACAAAAGGATTTCTTTGCTTCTATTTTAAAGATGTTCAATTTAATGGTTATTGAGGATAAGTATGAA